TCATGGGGAGCGGTTCGAAGGCCAAATGATGGGGCATCCCCTGTCATTTGCTTTACTCTGTGTCCTTAACTTAGCTGTCTATCGCTGCGCTTTGCGGCGTTGGGCCAAGAAGGATTGGAAGACGAGGAGCGATCTCTGGTTAAAGTTGCGTAACAACGTCATTGTCAATGGTGATGATATGTTGTTCAAGTGTGATTCGGAACTATACGAGATCTTTCTTGAGGTCGCGGGATCCTGCGGCTTCAAAATGTCTCAAGGTAAACAATATCTTTCCGAAGATTGTTGTCTGATCAATTCGCAAATTTTCCAGCGGGTTGGTCATTCGATGTGTCGACGAGGTTATCTGAATATGAAGCTTGTCACTGGGCACGGCGTAAAAACCGGCTCTTCGCGGGCTCTTCCTACTCAGATTGGACCAGAATTGAATAAGATGATTGAACTCTGTCCTTGGACCGCTTGTTCGGTTCCGGCGGCGTTCGCTCGTTTTCGACGTGATTGGCTGGGCCTTCCCTATATGCCAAACTGGTATCTTCCGGTTTCGCTTGGAGGCTTTGGAGTCGATTTGCGGTTTGCGCCACGCTCGTGGAGGATCACATCCTTCCAGCGCCGTTTAGCCGCCGCGTTTATTCACGACACTCGTCTAGCTCTTTACGCCTCGACTGGTCGGGCGGAACCGGCTATCGATCTCCCAGGTATTCGTAAGGAATATCCGGTGTTTGGTAGCTACGTTCCTCATTTTGACGAAGTTGAGAATAGTGATGACCCATGGTCGTTACGTCTTGCGTACCTCAATGAAATGTCGCAACCTTCCCTTGGAAGTGATGTTGACGATTCTGAGGCTCCTGCTAGAATAATCCGTCGTATTCGTCCTAAGTTTTGGATGAAACCGATGTCCCATAAGAACATTTTGCATTATTGGCGCGTTCGTTTCTTTCGAAAGTTGTTCGTCCCTTGTCCGCCTCTTCCTGATCTAACTTTAGATTCGAGAACCGTGCGGATTTGACCGATGACTCGATCTTCTTCTGAGGGTCGCGCGCCTCTGACCTAAGCATGTCATTAAACTGCCAGGGAGTCCCGTCAGGTGATTGACCAAATACGCTTTGCGTAGCTAATCAAAATGCCTAGAGACTGCACGGATCATCATCTTCGATGTTCTGATGGGATGAACAGTCCCCGTTGC